GTGACCTAAGCCTGCGGATTATAACACACGAAGTCCGCAATGTCAACCCCCCACGAGATTCCTCGACGAGATATGAGCATTTCGTAACATAAAACACGAGATCTCATATATATCATTATGATCTCGTCGAGATACATGTATCATAAGGCTTGCAATCTCGTCGAGAACATGCTACACTATACATATCATCAATCATCTCGACGAGTTATGTACGACGATTACGATCTCGACTATACGTTCAGCAACGATTACGGTCTCGATGAGGATGCATACTACGAGCATAATGCATTGGACGAGGATTATGCACGAGATGGGCAAGACTACGAAGCTCTTGCATATCGTCATTATGCATGATAGAATCTAATACACACGCACGAGATTCATATGCAAACCGCACAGAAACGTCATGTACGTGTCATACTAGACATCGCATGTTATGATGATCTAGATGTAGAAGATCTCAATTGGAGAGAACTTCTAGACCTGCAAGGTGACGAAGATGTTGATATTAGCATCAAAGACTTCGATCCATTCTATTAGTGTGACAGTTTGAGAATCGGATGTATTCTCAATTATTAATCCTTATTGATTCTCAATAAGACTCTCGTTATTGAGAATGAGGACAGTTGGACTAGTGGCACACAGGGAGTATACGTGCCCCCCTGGCGGTGGTATTGTACCTTTGTCGTCGCAATTGATCGATGAAAAACTACCGAATTCGTGTTGAGGCATATGATGGTTGCGTCACGATTTGGTATGAGAAATCGAGTGCAAAACGTGCATGTGATCTTATCAGCAACCGAGTGTACAATCAACTGTGTGGTTTAAATATTAAAGAAATCGAAGTGACCCCTTCTGTGTGACAGTTGGGGAAGTGGCACAAGGGGATTGCGTTTTTGCCTTCCCCCTGTTATTGTTAACAAGTAAACAAAATCCTTACGAGGAGATTCACAAATGACCAAGACTGAACAGTTCATTCAAGCACTGCAATCTGTACCCCAATCTGTATACAAACAATTTGCAGATCGTGCCAAGGTTGTTGCACTTCAATATCCAACTTCTTTCGGCATTGATTGCTTTGCCCGTGGTGAAGGTATCGAATACGGTTTCCTGCAAACTGTAATGGAGCACATCGATTTGCAGGCAAACGATAAGGGTCAGGCAAACGATCCTGATTATATCTTTGCCCGTAAAATCCTGGCAGATGCAAAGACACAATGTGGTGGATTCAAACCGCAACTATCTGGTAAGAAGTTGTTTTATACTAACCAGTGGGATATTCAAAAGAAGGCACAAGGTGCATCTGAGTTTAAATCAAAGGCAGATTGTTACGTGCTGATTGATCCTCACTATGCACGTATTGCTGTTATCGACAGTGCCGTATTTTATGGTAAAAAGTTCACCGAAGGTTCTGCACGTATTAGTTTCTCGGTGAAACCTGAAGAAGTGACCATGATTTATGATGGTTCGGATTCGGTTATTGATATCGAAGTGAAGCATGATTCGAAGGCAATTTATCGCGCAATTTGGGAGAATGCAGCAACTTATGCGTGACAGTCTGATTAGTGGCACACACCCCCTTGCAATTGGCAGGGATCTGGTTTACATTACATTCGTTCCTGAGAAATTCACCAATGAGCACCGCAACTTACAACGGTTGGGCTAACTGGGAAACGTGGAATGTTGCACTCTGGATCGGCAATGATGAGGGTTTGTATGATGCTGCCAAGACCTGCAGTAACTATCAAGAACTCGTGCAATTGCTGCGGGATTGTGGTAGCAAAGAGACCCCAGATGGTTGCCGTTGGGATGATCCTAAGATCGACGGTTTAGAGATTAATGAGATGATGGACGATCTCTGAACTGGCACACGGGGGGTTGCGATACCCCCCAATCCCTGATAAATTACATTCGTTCCTGAGAGACACACCATGTTTGATGAACTCTGGTCTGAAATCCAAGACATGCCTGGTGAGATTTTTGACCTTGACATTCCTGAACTTAAAGATGAAAAGTTCGATGTCAATGAGTACCTGAACGGAAACATCGACTACTGATGAACTATCTTACCCCCGATGATCTCAACAATCTCATTCGTCTGGTTGAAGATAACAACCAGTACAATGACGATGAAGATGTAGAGTTCTGGACTGACATTCTTTCCCGTCTTCAGCAACAGTATCACCACGCACTTTACACTTCCTGAAATGAATCGCAAAGACCTTCAAGATCAAATGGTCCAGCAGATGATTGATGACATGGACCTTAAGACAATGACCTGCCTTTGTTATGATTATCTGATGGAGGGTTATGATAAGTATTCGGATGAAGAATTGACTGAAGAGGTAGAACAATACTATCCCGAACTGCTGGAAGATGTGACAGACTGACAAGTGGCACACACCCCCTTGTGCTCTGCCTGATTCCGTGCCATACTAACAGCATGAAAAACACACACCTCGAACACCCCGAAGATACCATCCTGACGGGTGATCTAACTGTTCTGGATTGGTTTATTGCCCGTGGCAATCTGAGTGTAAAGATTGATGGTGCTCCTGCAATTGTTTGGGGTACAAATCCTGCCAACGGTAAATTCTTTGTTGGCACCAAATCTGTGTTCAACAAAGTTAAAATCAAGATTGCTCATTCTCATGAAGAAATTGATCAATTCTACAGTGGACAAGTTGCAACAATTCTGCACTCTTGTTTTGATTATCTTCCTCGTACAGAGTACATTTTTCAGGGAGACTTTATCGGGTTTGGTGGGGATACTGAATACACTCCCAACACTATCACTTACCAGTTCCCCGAGGTAGTCAATCAGGAGATCATTGTAGCACCTCATACGTTCTACACTGCCGATAAAGATCTGCGGGATGCTGTGGCACACCCGATGAACTTTATCATCACTGATACACCTTATGTGAAATTTGTGTGCCCCAAAGCATACATTCAACACGGGCAAGAATCGTTTGCTGATGTAGAAGAAATCTGTGACTTTGCCCGTCAAATGTCTACTGCCTGTGAGTTTGTAAGTGTAAAAGAGGCAGCAAAGATCAAACAACAAATCAATGCCTGCATTCGTGCTGGTGAAGAGATCAACCCTGATGACTTTGATTGTGATGCTAACCTCCTGCGTTTGTGGGCACTGGTGAAGTCGATCAAAGATGATTGCCTCTATCTCTGCCGCAATGATGGTCCTGCAGCATACCTGTACGGCAACAGAATCGATGCTGAGGGTTATGTGATGACCAATGAGTTTGGTATGTTCAAACTGGTGAATCGTGAGGTCTTTTCTAATGCAAATTTCAACCACGGACGGTTTCAGTGTGCCAGTTGAGAAGGTGGCACACACCCCCTTGTGGAACCCCCGAATCGGTGCAATACTAAGGCATACCAAACGAAACGAACACCGATGTTCACCTACACTGTTCACTGCCCCGCACTGAATGAGACTGAGGTTTGCTATACTCTTGATCAGGCAAATGACCTCTGCTGGTCTATGCATGAGGAGTCCAATTCCTATGCTTGGGCAGAAGATTGCCTGGGCGATACTGTTGCAGAGTATGGTGAACCTGAGTGTGGTGATGTGATCAACCACCAGACCATTCCCTGCGTGTGACACTTAGGGAACCGTCCACAAGGGGTTGCAATGCCCCCCAATCCGTGCAATACTAAAGCATACCAAACGAACCGCACCCCATGCGTAAGATCGAACGTCTGATGAATGCTGCCATCACCGAAGGCAAAGATTTCAAGATGGCAAACACCGAGGTCATCACATGTTCCAACGTTTCTGATGTCTTTCTGCACGGTAATCTGATTGCCCGAATTGGTGAAACCTGGATCGAATTGTTCGATGGTGGGTGGCGTTCTAACACTACCAAATCCCGTCTGAATGCTATTCTTTCTGAGCACGGTTGCCCTGGTGAAGGTATCTTTCAAAAGAACTTTCAGTGGTTCTTTTCTTCCTCTCAGTTCGGCACAATTCCTTTCTTCTCTGGTATGCGTCTGAACTGAACTTTTCTCCTCACTGACTCTTACTGTTCACCTCTTAAGTTTCACAATGACCCGTTACGAAGTTCGTTATCAGACTCCCTACAATCAGTGTGAGTGGAGGTCACAATGGTTCCGCACTTATGAGGAGGCAATGCGAATGGTTGAGTTCTACAAATCATGTGGATCTCCTGCTCACCTGGCACCCTAAACTTTTCTCCTTTCGTTAACACTCACTCTTTTTTCTCATGACTCAATCTCTGGCAATTTCTCTGCTCCGTCAAGGTAACAATGGTGATGATATCCTGCGGATTCTTGAATCAATTGCAAACGACAATGAGCAGGGAACTGTAACCGATCTGCAGGGCAATCCTGTTATCTGGTGACAGTCTGATTAGTGGCACACAGGGTGTTGCGGTGTCCCTGAATCCGTGCAATACTAAAGCATACCAAACGAAACACACATGAACTTCGAAACCGTTTACAGCATCACTGGCAAAGTGATGATCAAAGATAATAGCAACGGTCGCACCTGGATGTCACTGGTGGAAGATAATGCGTTCCGTGGTGCAATCGAAGGTCTCTATCAGTTCGTGCTTGATAACAATGCCGATGCGGATATGGCATACGATTGGGTATGTGATCAGGTAGGCATTTCCTCCTTTGTCGTTGATACCGGTATCAACGACAAATTTGTCGTTGATACCCCCGCATGGGATATGTTCTACAGTGTGTTTGATCAGGCACGTCAATTTAACTACGTTTGATTACACTTTCCCACTCACACTTTTCTCTCATGGCACTCTACAACATCGCAACTGATCTTAACACTCGTGAGACCATATGGGTGGCAACGAATGTAGTAAAGGGTCGTCCGCAACTTAACAGTCACCGTGATGATGAGTTCGGTCGTTGTTACAAACGTGATGGCATTGATGGTTTCCCCGCATGGGAACTTGCAGGGTTACATACAGACTACCGTGGCAGTGTCATTCGTTCGTGATTTGGCAGTGTCCCCGTGCCCGATGCGGTGCGGGGGTTGCCGCCGTGATATAAAAACCATGGGTCCCTGTAAGCTATAAAGTCTTGCTTTTGCCATCTCTCTATACTTCGAATATAAAAATTTTTTTTACTATATAAAAAAATAAAATAAGATTCGTATAAATGAAAAAAAATTCCGGAGAAATTTTTGAGCCCCTACAAGTCGATCCAATCACGGGTGAGTACTATATTAGAATACCAGAGCACGTTGTGAACGATCTTTCATGGTACGAAGACACTGAGATTAAACTAGAACTCTCAGGAGACGAACTCATTCTTTCAGAAAAAGAAGATTGACAACGCATAGATAATACTGTATGATACTGAAGTAATTACACTCAATTATGGCTAAAGGATTTACTGTAAAAGCAAAAGCCCCAACCCCATCGACTCAAGGAGATGAGTGGGACTATGATAGAGCAAGAGAACTTGTAAGAGGCAAATCAATTGTATTCTGTCTGCCAGGTAGAGGTGTTTCGTATATCTATCTGAAAAACTTTGTACAACTTTGTTTTGACTTAGTGCAAGCGGGAGCCAGCATTCAAATCTCGCAGGACTATTCATCAATGGTGAACTTTGCAAGATGCAAGTGTCTAGGTGCGAATGTGCTGCGAGGACCCGATCAGATTCCCTGGGACGGAAAACTAAATTATGATTGGCAACTGTGGATTGATAGTGATATTGTTTTCAGTACAGAAAGTTTCTGGCAATTAGTTCTCATGGAGAAAGATATTGCAGCAGGTTGGTATTGTACCGAAGACGGCCGCACAACCTCAGTGGCACACTGGTTAGAAGAGGATGACTTCCGTAACAATGGTGGAGTCATGAATCACGAAACCATTGAAAGCATCTCCAAGCGTCGCAAACCATTTACAGTTGACTATACTGGATTTGGTTGGCTTCTGATCAAGAACGGAGTCTTCGAGCACTCGGAGATGAAGTATCCCTGGTTTGCACCCAAGATGCAAGTCTTTGAATCTGGTGAGGTTCAGGACATGTGTGGAGAAGATGTATCGTTCTGTTTGGATGCAAAGGAAGCAGGCTTTGAAATTTGGTGTGATCCTCGTATCAGAGTCGGTCACGAAAAGACAAGGATTATTTGATGTCTAACCAACGCTATAATATTCTTTGTAAGGGGAGAAGAATTTATACATCTCTCACAGAAGAAGAATATTTCCAAATTATGGAGGATCTGTCAATTGAGTATTATCAGACAGGTTC